CAAAAACAAACTAAATTATTTCTATAATCAATAATGGAGATTATTAAATTGACGCAGGAACAGTTAGATAAAATTCTAACGCCTGATGCACAGGCAGCAGCCTCCGGTAATTTTGAGACGCTTGCTAATGGTAAGCCACCTCAGAAGAGGACTCCCCTTTATAAGGACAAATCTGAAGGGCAGGTATTTAATGAGTGGTTCACTGTACTTGACAAGTACGAACAGGTTTCAGAATATAAGCCTCTTGTTGAATATGACAAATCCCGAATGGACAAGGTAGGACCACAAGGAGGTTTTGTACCATTCGATGAGAGAAAATCAATATTCGAAGAATATTATACTTTACCTGATCAGGGTAATTTTGCGATAGATTACCAATTATGTAGAGAGATAACACGAGAGGTGTTTGGCAATCACCGCGATAAAAGACCGGTATCGTATGAGAGTGTACTTCAACGTGACATTCGTGAAGACAAACTAGAAACAAATTCTGGTTGTCCTGATTTCGGTAGGAAATCAAATCCATTTATCCAAGAACAAGCTTTAGAAGATGCTAAATCTGGAAAATGGCGCACATACCCAGCAATTGTGTTCGGTAGATCACAACGTGGAAAACAGCGTGACGTATTAGGTATGGCATTTTCGGCAGTACTTGTGGAAAAGAGTTTCATGTATCCTTTATTGGATATAGTCCGTAGCAGAAAGATTCCATTCTTTTCCGCGTGGGAGGGTTTTAATCAAGTTGAACTAGGTTTCGAGTCGGTTGACTTCTTCTATTTCAGTGACCTTCTTATCCAACAAGACTACACATCCATGGATAAAACTATCAATCAAACACACCAACGTATCTTCTTTGAAATCTGTGCTCCTGTTTTCCAAAAGCAGGTATTACCAGCTTTCAGTGATGTGTTACAACACATGTTCAATGTGCCTTTTCTCATCTCCTTAGATAAGATGTACACAGGAAGACATGGAATGCCAAGTGGATCAGCTTTTACAAATTTCTTTGAGTCTATTATCTCGTATTATGTATGGAAACTTAATGCGAAGAATTCTAAAGTCGCTGATTTTAGAGAAGCTCAAGGTCTTGGTGACGACATGGCCTTCAGTGTTTTGAAGAAACAACAGCATAAAACGCAAATTGACTACCTATCATTTGTCGATCAGATTAGTCAAGATCTAAGTAACGAGTCAGCCTCAATTGGATTGATTGTACAACCCTATAAGAATTTTCTCGATGCTTATACGACAGTTTACCTACAACGGTTCTTTGATTCACGCCTAACTAATTCTAGCGGAATCGTATTAGGTATGTACCCCAGTATTCTCGCAATCAATACTGCGATGAACCCTGAACGTATGCATGATCCACGTAAATGGAGTGGAGACATGGAAATACTTCGATGGATTATGATTCTCGAAAACTGTAAGAACCTACCTTACTTCGAAGAACTAGTCCAATTCTTTATGCAAGGTGACAAATACAAATTAGGTGTTGTGTTACCAGAATTCTTTGCAAAGTTACCACAATTATATGAGAATTCAAAGGCGATTAAAGGTTTTGTTCCAACTTACAATCAAGAAGGCATAGACAGAGGTATCTATGACTTTGAGACTGTAAAGTTGTTAATAAAATTCAGAGGCGAGCTGAACTAGTAGCCTGGGTTTCCATTGGAGTAATA